ATTGGATTCGACCTAAAACCAAAACTTTATTTTAGTGTACCGCTTTTATCGTTTTCTTGCTCGTGATTTATCCTTTGCATTTTGTATTGCTTTATCTTCGTATTCTTTTTTAAGTTCGTAATATGCAATCCAATTTATTAATTCTTCTTGTGATAAATTATTAGTTAAATCACTAACAGTCAAACCTAATTCAGTTGCTAAAAAGAAAATAAAAAACCAATCATTTTTAGCTTTTTAAATTTGCTTTCGCTTCCTCCAATTTATATTCAGATCCAGAATTTAACATGGCAAGTTGTATATCTTGTAAAGTTCCAGCATTTACTTCTCTTCTCAACGAAGCCTTATGTCCATCTTGAAATAATCTATTACCTTCTTTATCCAATGCTTTTGTAATCATTAAATTTAATGCAAAATCTTCACTCGATGCAGAGTCTCCAGATTTAGCAACGATTGATTCTCTTTCTGCAATAGTTAATGGATTCCAATATATCTCTAATACTGTCTCCTCTCCATCTTTTAATTCATAAACATATTTTTGGCTTACACCAAATTTATTCTTCAATAGTTCAATCGCTTCCATATTAATTTAATATAATAGTTATATTATACTTATATTAGGCATTAGCTGTAAATTGACAAGAAATAAGACCAATAAAATGACTTCTATCTTCAATCTCTAACGGAGTAACTCCATTTATATCAAGCACTCTTGGTTTACAACTAAACGTATCAGTATAATCAGAAGCATTAACAGAAGTAAGACCATCAATTACAGCCTCTCCTATCGTAGATAAAGTTGCAGTACCCTTACCCTTTGGACAGTAAATATTACATTGAATAACACCAGCATAGTAATCAGATGAAGCTCCCTGATTCTGTAAAGTTGCCTGAGTAAACTCAACTGACATTAAAATATATTTTTTATCTTTACCAGGATTTGTAAAATGCACATTATCATAAACCATTAAGACAGTTGGATCTACATTTAATACTGCATCTGTAACTGCTTTTTCAAATGCTGCTCTTGCATTAACTAAAGTCATAATTAAAATTCAGTATATTTAACGGAAGCTGGTCTTTGCGTTCTTGTAGATTTAGGTGAATTATCAAACGTAGTACTACCACCAAGAAATATTTTACCTTTATCTGTCATTGTTTCTTTTATCATTTGACCCAAACTACCTTGAATAAATAATTGTAATTTACCACCTTCTAAAGCATAAATAGAATACTCAGCACGATTACCAATATATACTGCTCTTTTATAATTAAATGCTCTTTTAACAGGAAATCTTGGTTCTATTACAGGTTTTACATTGTAATAACCAGTGGATTTATTAATTATATTAGCTGTACGATTTTTCAAGAACTCTGCTGTAGCCTGTCTTTTAATACTTGCCCACGGTTCAAATTTTTCTATAGGATCTATAGCTTTTATAGGAGATCCCTGTACCACCCAACTTGAAGCAAAAAATCCTGTATAAACAGGACTATGCTTTTTAGTCGCTAAAGTTCTATGTATTTTTTTTATTAAAGAATTAAAATCTTTTGATATTTGTCTATCTAAATCTTTTGGCAATCGTCTAATATTCCGTATTGTCATTAGAACCTCACAAAAACTGTATATAAATAAACTTGACCGCCCTTTTTCGTATCTATGTTAACTATTTGTACTACATGAACAGCACCATCGAAATTTAGTTTTATTTCATCATTTAAATTTATTTGATTATCTCCTATCTGATCTGGAGTTATATATAACTTTGCTTGTCTCATTTCCTGTCCAGTTTCTTCCTGTGATCTTATAAATTCAATCGGAACTTTTAAATTAGAAAAAGTAGTATCTACACTTATTTCCTTTCCAGTTTCAATGTTATAACTTGATACTCCTTTCTTAATATAAGTAATAGTTGTATCTAACGAACTACCTAAATCAGATACAACCTGTTTTGCGACCTTTTTTAATAATGAATCTAACTGTCCTGCCATTATCCTCTCACCACTCTAGTTTGATATGTACCAGATCCACCTAACATATACGCACCTAAATAACTTTGTAACCACGGATATTTGTCCATAACATTATTAACAGTACCAACACCCTGACTTGTTGTATTGTATTTCACCTGTATATCTCCTAACTTAACTTCAGATAAATTACCATCTGTTCCTGTATTACCTGTCATAGCATCTGTTTCATTAGCCAAAGCTCTAGCTAATTCATATTGTGCATATTTAATGTTATTTGGAATTGTTGTACAGGTAAGTTCCACATTATCAATCGTATAATTATTTCTTGGAAACTTTAATGCCTGTCCATTATCACATCTTGATCCATAGTAACTTAAGGTATCAATCCATCTTGTAGCTGCGATTAAAGATCTGTTCTTTTGATCATCTGTTTTATTTGTCCAAGTACTTGAATCTGGTACAGTCTCAAAGTAATCATTAGCTTCTGCCAGAGTGACATAGCTATTTGCAGTAGCACTTGATAATGTTGCTGTTATAGTAGCTGCCACGATTAATAATTTATTTTAGTTTTATTGTAGCGTAAAGAAAAAACCCCACCAATAATTGATGAGGTTTGTTCCAAGCAACTTAATAATAATATTAATAAGTTGATGTATCAAGAGGTGAGTTAACTGTTAACTGTACTAATGGGATCAAGTCAGCATCGTATGTAATAGCCCACTTGTTAGCTGTAGCTAAGTTTGCATTAGTAGGATTGTCAGCAGCATCATTCCACTTAGTACCCATAACGTGATACGCAGTGTGATAGTCAACAGAAAGAACGTCCTGCTTAGAAAGAATGTTTCTTTCAGCTTCAATTCTTAGTGCCTGTTGCTGTCCTTCAAGAATTGTTCCTGATGTTGTCAAATAGCAGAAGAACTCTATCTGATGACCAGAAGAACTAGATGGTGCAACTGTGTTAACAGCAGAATCAACAACAACTGTGCAACCAGCAAATTCGCCAACTGCTCTGTCACTGATACCAACTCCACCACCACCCCACTGAATACCTGTTCCAGTAGATAATGCAGAAGTTGAGAATGTTAACATACCAACCTGATATAGGTAGTAAGCAACTGTTGGGTGAACGATAAGAATATCTAAATCCTCACCTCTTTCTCCAAGGAGATTTCTTGCTCTTGCAATTGTAGAAGCTGTTAAGAAGTTAGCTTCTGTTGCACTAGCACCAGCTTTCGCTACATCTAACTTGTTAGAAGCTAGAGCCGTACCAAACAACCCTGCTAAATGTGAGAACAATCTAGCGTTGTTTAGTTTGTTGATAGCATCTGCAAGTTGGTTTCTGATATGACCCATAGGATCTTCACCAGCAGCCAAGATTGCAATATCATCTACAGCGTAAGCAAATGCTCTATGGCAGATTGTTGCGACCTGTGTTCCTGTACCAATCTTCTGTGGTGTTAAATAACCAGCAGTAGATGTACCCCAGTTAGCAGCACCAGTAAGAATTTCTTCTGTTGGAGCGATTGGGTTGAACTCAGGAACCTGGATTCTTGTACCACCTTCACTTGCATCTAATAATGCGTTACGAGTGATAGCACCAGATTGTAAAAATGCACTACGCTCTTTAATAGCTTCGGAAACGTATGTGCTGAGATTATTTCTCTTTACGATGTCCGCAAGAAGGACACCGCCCGAATAATTCTGAAACGGAGCAGCCTCTCTCTTCAGCACGGCTGCGAGATCTGGGTCTTCATTCTCCATTATAATCTGTTGCGTCAAATTGCCAGTCTTCCAAGGATTAACTGCACCACCTGATACATTTGATACAGGACTAGGCTTTGCACCCATTCCAGCAGCAGCACTAGCCTTGAAATGATGCTCATAACCACTGCCAGGATTTTTAAGACCTGATAAGTACAAATTTAGGTCTTGTTCTACTCCACCATTTAAAACAACAACTTTGCCTTCTGAATTTTTTTGCAGTTTATTCTGTAATAAGGCAAGCATCTGCTCTGCGTTAATAGCACCTTGATTGCTTATAGCTGCTAGAGCAGTTGTTCTTGTTGAGGCAACTTCATTAGAGTTTTTCATATCCTCTAATTGTTGTGACAAAGAAGTAATCTGCTGTTCTTTTTCTTGTGCCGTTTTATTTGCTTCTTCCCAAAGAGTTTTCCATTGACCTTGATCTTCTAGCTCTTGTTTTCGCTGTTGATCTTTTTGTTTATAAACTTCATCAAGTTTTCCCTTGATTCCTTTAAATTTTTCTTCGCTTTCCTCTATTTGTTTTCTTAAACCAGAAATTTGACTTTCATATTCTGCTTTCACAGTGTCAAGATTTGGTGTTTGTGGTTGTGAAGGAGCGTCAGCCACGGGCTGTTCAGCATTGGTCACAGACTCAGGCTGAATTACTTTTTCTTCGATTGCCATAAATTATGCTTTTGTTGTAGTAGTAGTTGTAGTAGTAGTTTTCTTTGCAGCAGGTTTTTTCTTCTCTTCCTTTACAGGAGGAGTTGATTTCACCGCAGGGATTTCTGCTAATTCCCATTTGTATGTTCCGTCAGGTTGCTGAACATAATCAATGTGTTTAGACATACATTTCATGTATTTGTCTTTAATTCTAACAAACTATTCAGATTTGACCTCATTAGCCGTTGGTAGCACTTCACCCTGCACCAAAATATCTCTAAATTCATCTCTATCTATTACTTGTTGGTCGAACAAGGAAGTTAATGCTGTAATATCCTGTCCTATCAATCTTTCAATATCA